AGGAGTTTTAGCGTCAGCCGCCTTTGATAATTTTTCGTAAGTCTCTAAAACTGAACCAGGTACTCCGGTAACTTCTCCATCTTCATCTACTACGACAACATGAATTTCATCGCCAGAACCTGAACGGTCAGAAACATAAGCTGAAGTACCAGGACCAGTTCCTACTGAATCGTAATATCTCCATCTTCTTCTTACATTTGCACCGTCAGTTATTGTTGTTAAGAGACCTCCACTTCCACTTTCTTTTTGAACAATTGTCAAAGTATGAGTAGAAATGCCTGTTATTCTATACTGATGTCCGTCATCATAGTCATCAGTTGCAGCCGTTGTTGAAAAAGAAATAATATCTCCTACATTTAATTGTGTTCCATCAGTTACAATAATTGTTGTATCGCCAACAGTAGTTGATGAATCGTTTACAGTAGTTGCACCTTCTTCTTCATAAGCAGTTGCACTTGGACATGTAGACACCAATAAAGTATTTCCCCAAGAACCAGCAGTTCTAGCTGCAAAAGTTCCGACAACGCCAGAACCATCAGCATAGTTATCCTGATAATGGGTAGTATTTTTAATCTGTAATCCACAACCAGTTGTAGTTGCGTTCACCAGATTAGTCTGTGAAGCTCGTACTACTCTTAGAGAATTAGAATATTGTAAGTAGTTTGCAGCTGAAAAAAAGTCTTCAAAGTTATTTGAATCTGGTTTTCCAAATGTTTCTACTAATTCATTTTCACTAGAAATACTTACTACTTCATCTAATGGTCCTTGGCGAAATTCGCCAGCAACAGCACCAATAGAGGTAGAAACAGCAGGTATAATCCTAGTTAAATCTCTCTCTTGTACGAGAACACCAGGTGATACTTGAAATGCCATAAGGTTATTCTCCGTTAATTTAATATTAAATTAGTGACCATAGTTGTATTATTCATACTCCATATATAAAAAATTTCACTGCTTCTATTTATAATATTACTAAAGTCTAATTATTCACCTTTACGAACCACAGGGTGCCAGACAGTACCATACATGTCTACTTCTGTTTCTTCGCCTGGTCTTTCTATACCATCATCTACGAAACCAAAGGGTGCCATGTCTTGTTCTATGAGATTTTGTTGTTCAACATAAAGTTGATTTCTGATATTTGAATCTGTTAATTCTTTAAAATAGTCTTGATTAGATAACCAACCAAATATGACTAAACACATCATCAAGTCATCATTACTGCCTTCTTCTGCCTGCCATGATGTTCCTCTTTTTGAAAATGTAGACATTTCTTCTATGATATTAAAATCATTTATTAATACTTTGTCTGATTCTATCAATGTCTTTATATTTGAACAACCTAATTTTTTGATTGATTTTGTCATTCTAACACCAAGTGATGACCCTCTACCCGAAAAACCAGCGCCTAGTATTTGACCAGCACGACCTCTTTGAGTTGTCATTAATAGATTTTCATACTCAGTTTCATATTGTAGTGTATCTGATATCTGTTGTCCTAAATCATTTACTTCTACTAATACATGTGCTTTATTATAACCTGTGCAAACTTGATGTATTATATTTGGAAACACAAATGGTTTAACTTCATTGTTTCTATATTTTGCAACAACACGATAAGGCACTTGTGAACAATCAAATACAATAAATGCTGAGTAATCATTTGTTGTACCTCTTGCGACATCAACAGTACATACATATGTTTTGCCCTTTACAGGTTTCTCATACATATCTAAACCACCCTTAGATTCTATTGGTGTTGTATGAGGCATATTTTTAATCTTTGTAGGTGCAATGAGTGTATCAACAGAACCTAAAAAATCACATTCAAACTCTTGTTGAAACTGTTCAGCAGAAGTGTTTCGTATTGTTTCTTCTTTCCACTTTTCATCACGACCAGGAACTTCTGACCAATGTACTTCGATAGGTGTATAATCATTATTTTTATTTTGAGCGTCTACCCATAGTTTATAGAACATATTCATACCATGAGGTGTTGATACAATTATCATCTTAGTTTTTTGACCAGATGATATTGTAGGATATACAGATGAGAAAAACTGTTCAGCAATATTTGCTGGTACGAAAGCAAACTCATCTAAGAATATGATGTTGTATGAACCACCACGAATTGCACTTGATGATGTTGAGGCAGCCACGATACTAGATTTGTTTTCTAATTCTATCGACCCTTTGTTCCAGTTAATTACACCTTGTTGTAACCACTTAGGCAAGTTTTCGTATGCAAGTTGTAGTCTGCCCAATATGTCTCTAGCAGTAGATGATTTGTTTGCCAGTATAGCAATGTTACAATTAGGATTAAATAATGCATAATGCAATAGATAAGAGACTATGGTAGTTGATTTACCAGACTGTCTAGGTAGTTTACATATAGTAAATCTTTCATCATGCATTGTCTGTACCATTTCTTCTTGAAATCCATACATGTTAAATGGCACAAGTCCTTCATCTAATGATACAATTTGCACATAAGTTTTAATAAAGTATAATGGGTCGTTTTCACATTTGCGAAACTCTATGACCTGTTCTTTTGTAAACTCAACAGGTGTATTTACTTTTTTTAAGTTAGGATTTCCTAAGTAAGCGTCAGACATAAACTCCCTCTATGTGTGTGTAACCTAGTTTTATTGCTGTAGTAACTCTTTGACTACCCTTAATTACTTTGAGTAACCCTTGTTTGTATGGTTTACCTAATGCACCATATGTACCTTTGTTTGTACATCTATGTACTTCTATGGGGTTTATCATTTCAGCGCCGTTAAGTATATCTTCTAGAATAAATCCGTGCTTAGTAATTGCTAAATCACTTATCTGAAATATCTCTATGTTTGGTGTTGATAACTTTGCTTTTAGTATTTTCATCTTTCTTTAACATCTTTTGTAATTCAGCAGTTGAACCTACAAATAAAGCATTTTGAATTTTAGTGTCAGCACTTTTAGGTAATTCTTTTAAATCTTTTAGTTTTTTATTTAAATCTTGTAATTTATCTACAGTATCACTTACTTGTTTTATGCCATTCAATGCTACTTCATATGCTCTTGGATGTTCTCCTTCTTTTGCGACAGCAAGTATGCCATCTATTGCTTCTTGACCCTTTTGTATTAAATCGTAATATGCCTCTCTAGAATAATCATGGTCGTTATCTACATCTGTGTCTTTATCTTCTTTTCTTACGACAGCAGGTGGCTTAGATTCTGGTTTAGAATCTTCTGTTTCTAATCCTAGATACTTATTTATTATATCATCTGTTCCCATTTAATTATTTATCTAGTTTCTTATTGTAAATTTAGGCATACCAAGACCTAATCTTCCATCAAATTTATCTTCTTCATTTACATCTTTTGTTTGTCTATAATGTATAAAAACTTGAGCACACTCACCTTCCATCAATGGCTCTCTCCAATGTTCACAATCTTTTCCTAAATACAACATACAATCACCAGGTTCTAATAAAACTTCCACGCCCTTTTCACCACCAGCAATATATTTGTTATTACCTTTTTCTGTTATTGTATGTTTACCATTTTCAACATTTGTATCTATGTAGATAGGCCATGGAGTTCCACCTAAATTTATTGTACCTGAAATTTCACAAGAACCTCTATCCTTATGTCTTTTTAATTCAGATGTTTCTGAATATATTCTCCAATAAGTATACATTTCAGATAATTCTAAATCTGTTTCTTTTTCTATTTTTGATTTTAAATCTAACATCATATTATCAAATAAAACATCACCATACATATTAAAAGTATTTTGTGTTTGTTGGTCACCTTCCCATCCATATTCATCATTAAAAGGATTAATGTACCCATGGTTTTTTAAGGTAGCATATACATCACGCCTTCTATAAGCATAATCACAATAAACTTTTGTTAATTCTTTTGATAATATATTTCTAATTACCACATATTTTTTTTCTAATAAATTACTCATCTAAACGATTCTCCTAATGACCACATAACTAAAGAGTATCTTGTTCCCTTTGTTATTGTTTCTACTTTATGCCAAAGATAACTTGGAAATATTATTATTGAACCTTGTGTTCTAAATTGTTTAGGTGATTCAATAATTGTATCTTCTTTATTTGAATCAAGACCTCTTAAATTAAATCTAAGTTTTCCACCCTCATAGTCTTTTGGATTTGACAGTTGTACTATCATAGACAATTTTCTCATTAAATTTGTTCGATTATCTGTTATAACATCATTATGCCAATTATAATGTCCATCAGGAAGATATTTTGTAAATTGAACAGCTTCATAATTACTAATTTTAAAATTCCATCCATTAGATGAGGCATTTGCATGTTGTAGAATTGGTTTTAATAATCTATATATCCAATGAGTTTCAATCCAAGATGTTTTACTATTTCTTATATTATTTGAATGATAAATTATTTCATCATCATCTAGAAGTGAATTAGTTGACCCTGTAACACCTTCACTAGGATTTAATGAGTTTCCATATTTTATAATTTCTTCACATGTGCGAGATGGTATTCCACCCTCTGAAAAGAAAAACCATTGGTCTAATAACATAATAAAATCACCTGTTAATTATATAAAACTATTTATAAGTCTGCTGTGTCTCTTGCTCTTGTCATGTTATTATTTATTCATCCGTGTCTGTGCTAGGATTATATTTCTTAGAATCTTCAAAAAATTCTATATCTGTTGTAAATCCAAAATCATCATTAGCTTCTGCTGTTGTAGGATTAGGTGTTGTTGTAACTCTTTCTACTCTTGCCTTATTTGTAGTATCTGTATCATCATATAAATCAATTTTAACTTCTTTAATTGTTTTGTTTGTACTATCAGGACCAAATAGATATGTTTTGGCAGTAAAGTTTAAAGTATAAATAACTGCTCTTCTTGTTGTGTATCCACCATCATAAGTATCTTGATATTGCACACTATTTAAAATAATAGGAACATCTCTTTTAATGTCTAGTTCTGGTACTGCGTTTATAGTAACCGTATAGTCTGGTTGAAAAAATGGTAGTATTTGTTCTACTATTTGAAGTCCTGCCTCTGCACTTGCTGTAAATGAATATAAAGAAAAATTTAAATTATATGGCACAGGTGTATAATTAAAATTCATTACCTTGCCATCTACATTTGATTTTACAGTTTTATATTTTTGTACTCTTGTAAGTTTTCTTTCACCGTCATATGATAGACCTGTTATCTCAAAAGATAATCTAGGCAAAGTAACTGCAAATTGTCTATCATTTAAATTAGGTTGTTGGTCTAATCTTGTAAGAAACTTTTCTTTAGGTGCATATGCTAATGGCACACGAATAGACTGAACAACATTGCCATTTGAATCTTTTCTTTTAATTTGTATATTGTTAAAGATTTGACCAAATGCAATAGTCATTCTTCTCATTGTCTGATTGTAAAAATAATCTCCAAACATTAGAAGTCAATTTCTCCAAAAGGGTTTCTTTCTGTAAAATCTAATATATCATCAGCTATACTTGCTGTATCAAAACCTGCCTCATTATCCATATCTATATTGTTTGCATAAG